ACCTGATTTGTATCCTGCGTTAGGATCTCCAGGATAATTTCCAGGTGAACCAACAGGTGCGTAGTGATCTCCTGATGTAATATTTACACCATTAACTACTGTTCCACCTGAGTATCCCTGAATTTTAGGTACAAAGTAGAACAATTTACCGATTGGTAAGTTCATTGCTTGTACTGATACGATTTCGTTCGCTAACAATTTAGAGAACACACGTCTAACGATAGGAAATACAACAGTTTCAAAAGAACCTGAAGATGAGTCAGAAGTTGCTTCGTTTATTAAAAATGACGCTTGGTTTTCGTAAAGCTGCGCCACATTTTCTTTTAGGTGACCTTTTAGGCCTTCAAGGAACCCTAATTTGTCCCATTTGTTGATTGTGTCTTCTTTGATAACTTTAAGGTGTTTCAACCCGATGTTACCAACAAGACCTGATTCTAATAATGCTCCCATTTTTTATTGGATTTTATTTTTTAGTTTATTTTTTTATTTTGTTATTTTTGACATGATATCTTTCATTCTCAAAAACTGAGGATTTTCATAAGTTTTTGACTCGATTAAATTGGTTGCAGATCCCGATGATGGTGATCTGTCAATTTTACCTTCAATCGATTCACTTATCGAACCTTTTGTTTGAGAAGGTGAAAGTTCATTTTTGATTGTACGATACAAATTTTTAGATTCTTTGATAGTTTCAACATCGTCAAATCTTCTTAAAATGTTAATTTTTTCTTGTTTTGATGTTGAGTGTTCAGTGAATAATCTTGTAGCGTAAGCTAGATTAGAATTGAAAACTGCAACTTCATTAAGTTTATCTCTAAAAACATTTAAAGCTTTGCGATATTCTTCATTTTTCTCTCTAAGAACTTGAATTTGTTGTTCGTATTTTTGTTCGTCAATGTTAATATTGGATTTTGAGTGAGCTCTTGGTTTTGGTAAACCTCCTTTTCTAAATTTACTTCCCATACCTAGTGTACGAGCAGCTTCCTTAGTTTCTTCTTTTTTCTTGAAAGGTGTCATTTCCTTTTTAACTGCATTGGAAATATCTTTTTTACCTTCTTTGAATTCGAATTTCGGACCTTTGCCAATACCAACACCTTTTGTTCCTTGTTTCATTTTTTCTTTGAATCCACCTGATGGTTTTTTATATGAGAATTTAGGTTTTCCGATTTTAGCTCCTTTTCCAATTTTTGGTTTTGTGGATTCCATTTGGTAACCTTCATCTTCTTCATCCTCTTCTTCATCAATTTCAATCTCATAAACTACCTCGTCATCATATGATTCTTCCATTTTTTCGGAATCAGAACCAAAAACTTGATTAACAATAGAGTCGATATCCATTTCTTCTTCGTCCATCGTCATTGTTTCATCTTCTTCTTGATAGGATTCTTCCATCTCGTCGTATGTTTCGTCCATTTCTTCTTCGGATTCATCCACTTCGTCGTATGTTTCGTCCATTTCTTCTTCGGATTCTTCCATCTCGTCGTACATTTCATCCATTTCTTCTTCGGATTCCATTTGGATCATATATTCCTTATCAGTGTTTTCGTCTTTTAAATTAACCATGTTGTTGTCTTTTTTTACTATAACACCATCATTCTCATCCATTGCTAAGAAAACCTTTAATAGGTCTTCATCAGAAATTTCAGAACCTGATAAATCTATTACATCTTCATCATCAGACATTGTGGTATCTTCAATATCAGAATCCATATCAAAATCCATTTCTTCTTCATCAGAATCAACATCCATATCCATTTCATCCTCATTGGAATCAATATCCATATCTATTTCTTCTTCATCAGAATCAGTGTCAATTTCTACTTCATCATCTGTTTCAATCTCCTCGTCATCTTGTTCAGATACGATCGATTCTTTTACTAAATCTTTGATTTCTTGCTTCATTGTTGATGCAAGTATTCCTTTTGCGTTTTCGGCTACTGCTTCTTCCAAATTCCTCATTTGTATAAGAGCGTCTTCGACTAAATTTTTTTCTTTTGCCATTTTAAAAATGTTTTATTTTTTCATATAAATATTGCTATTTTGAAAAAAAACCATTTTTAATACGTTTTTGCTAAAAAAAACTTAAATAAATAAAAAAAGGGAACCTTTTGGGTTCCCTTTTTCATAGAAAAAATTAATTAATATAATTAAATGACTTCTATAACTTCGTCAATTTTACTTTCAGCAATTGAAGTAATTCTCCAATCAAATGTTAAATCTTGATATCTTTTTGTAATTTTCGCTTCAATATCGGTAGGATTATAACCCTTGACAAGCTTTTCTTCTTTTACTTTTTTTATTTTTCCAGTTTCTTGATCAGGAAATTCATAATAAAGTTTTGCGATAAAATATTTTTCGTCCATAAATTAAGTTTTAATAAAATATGATATTTTCTTTTTAAAAAATCAAGTTTTATTTATTTAAATAAGTGTTCAAACGTTTCATTAAATCTAATGACTTGTTCGCTTCAGGTCCAACCTGCCTTTCCCTTTGAATTTGTTTCTCTTCTTCCAAATTCTCTTCAAAGTTACTTTTATCTTCAGGATTTAAAAATAAATAAGCTCCAGGTGTTGATGGAGAAGAAACTAAGTCAAAACAAATAAGTTCAAAATCATCCTGAACTTCATTTTGTTCTCCAATTTTTTTTAAAGATCCGACACCCCTTGATGAAATTCCCAAAGTTACACCTTGTCTTAAATAATTTGCGGCTAAATCACCCTTTGTTGTACACACACCTCTTTCGTGAAATCCTGGTGAAGTTAATAATCTAAGTTTTCCCATTAAAATTTTTCCATCCCACCATACATCAGTTATAATGTGAGATACTCTGTCCAAATCAATTAATGAAGATTCTGGATGATTTAACTCAGATAATGAAACGCCTTTATTTATTATTTTCTTATAATTTTCAGCTTCTCTTTTTAAAATCTTTTCAGGATAAATTCTACCGTTTCTATTTGGAGTGTTGTATTTTTGTAATACAGCATAAAACTCAAATGGTTTACTATAATCCAAAAAATTTTTTGATTCCATCAAAAAGTTCTGATTTCCAAATTCTTTAGGAGACACATATCCTGCATCTTCCTCAATCAGAATACCCTTACCTGATTCGTAGGCTTTTAAAATTTTAAGTTCTTTCATTTTTATATTTTTATATAAATACTTTGAACTTTATATTTCTACCTCAACCAATTGTGATTTATCTTTTTTGGTAATATGAAAATTGAAATAATCGTTATTTTTGAATATTTCTTGATGAATACAGCTTACTATTTTTTTAACAGATTTTTTAAGAGTTGTTGATTTAAAATCCATTTCCTCTAAAAGATATAGATTAATCTCTAAATTCATAAATGACCTTTTTTTGTATTGTATTCCACTTGTTCGTAAATCTAAATCAACAATAAATTTTTCGTCAAATAAACTTTTGTCAATACAGTTATAAACTGAATGTTTCACTGATCTTGACATATTTAACACAACCCTCGTCCAATTATTAAAATCGTCTTTTGGTTCTACCCATGTTTGAATGTTTATGTAAATTGATTTTAAACTTTTTGAATCTACTGTACCATAATTAACTTTTGATGATCTAAACCCGCTTATTTTTGCGGTTTTTCCTTTTTTCATTCTCTCATTTTTTCCATGTTTATTGTTATGAAAAAAAATTAGATGATTATTATCAAATTGTCAAAATTATATGTTATTAACCAAGTTTTTCAATCGGAAATATTCTAAACGATCATATTTTTTTCTTTTGATGGTGTCTATTGTTTCTGAAATTGTATTTTTAACATTTTGGTCATCTTCATTTTCCATAGCAACAACAAGTTTAACAACAGCCTCATCTTTAAAAGAATTATATTTTTCCATTAAAACCTGATCACTTTCGTTTAATAACGATGTAAGTTCTTTTTTTTCTGACTCATTCAAAGTTGAAATAAAATCGTCAATTGTTTTATTTGCGATCTTAACCATAGAAGATATCGGAAGATAAATTGGAGTTTTTTCCTCAATTATCTCTTTTTTCGTTAATGTCTCAACTATAGCATGTTTGCTTTTAACTTTATTTTCCAAAAATGCAACATCATATGAATTATAAAATAAATTATCAATTGTGATATATTGATTATGCGAATTAATTCCAATTGTCCATTTTCTTATTCTATCCAAATCACTTCTATCTATTTTGTTTGATATGTTTTCAAACATAGTTATTGATTCAAAAACAAAATCTTCTGCAACATTTTTATCATATCCTTTGTTTGATGATAATTCATCATATAGATAAAATAGTTTTGATATGTTTTTATTTGATAAAACATTCTTGTTAAAATTTTTTATTTCTTCTTTAAAAGTGCCTTTTGTGTAAGCTTCAGATAATAATTTTTCAACTTTTGATTTTAATACACCTATTTTCATTTTTTTCTGTTTTAATATAAATATCAATCATTTAATAATCTATCAAGTTCATCGCCAATATCACCCAAAGAATTTCTTGCCTTTGACAAATCAATAAAATCATCGTCACTTAACATATCATTTCGTTCAAGCAAAATGTTCATATTATCTCTTATTTTTGATTCTGGCGTTACACCCGCTTCACCACCTGGTTCAGGTGATGGTGGTGGAGGTGGTGGAGCTTCAGATCCCAATCCTCCCATATCTTCCATACCACCAGGCGGCGGTGGTGGAGCGGTACCGGCAGCGGCAGTTGTTCCTGTCTGCTGACCATATAATTTATCAACATTGTCAAATATTCCTGTATGAACTATAATTGTTGCCGTATTTGTTAATTCAGCACCAACCGCTTTTTCAATTCTTTGCTGTTGTAGATCAAGTTTGATTTCTTCATCCGAAAATCCTAAAATATGTTTTTTAGCCCACGAAACTGATACAGGGGCAATTCCTTCAATAGCGGCAACCGCATCTTTATAAAGCAACATTTTTTCCTTCCAAACATCAATACCTAATAAATCTGCTTGTTTTGAAGGATTATTTAATCCCAACGTAAAATTACTTAATTCATCTTCAAATCCCAATAAAAATAAATGAATAATTGCAATTTTATTCATTTCAGATAACATACTTTTTTGAATCCTATTTATTGTTCTTGCGAAACGAATATCCATTAAAGATAAATTTTTGCCATCACCGACTGGTTCCTCAAAACCTAAAAACGCTTTTGGTACCCGAAGCGCGGTTAATAATTTCTTTTGAATATACTCGATGTCGGCAATTTCTGCTAAGTTTTGAGCTCCGGGTAAAGTTTCTATTGGACTCGCTTGAGCCGGATCTCTAACAGGAACAAAATAATCTTGATCAACTGCCATTTGATTAAATCTCATATCAACATTTCCTGTCTTGTGATCAACCACTTGTTGGCGTTTGAATTTGTTTGCAACACGATTAACATAAGCTTCAACATCTTGATCATCCATATTCCCCACAAAGACTTTAAAGATTCTTCTTTCGGGTGCTCTTGATGTACGGTAAATTAACATCGCATCTTCGGCCAAAATTAATTGTTTCCAAATACGTCTTGCTTTTTCCAACATTGACGTACCATAAGGAAGTTTTCTATCGTCACCTAACAATCTGAAATGTGCAATTTCCCAAGAATTAAATTCCATATCACGAGCTTTCCAAGTAAATTTCAAACCCGTGTTTCTTGGATCAGTTTCTTTGTTGTAAGTTTTAGAAGCCATACCCATTTCCAACCTTTCAATTTCAATATTTGGTAATTGCATACATCCAACAACACCCTTTTCGGGATCAAGTTTCAAATAAACGAAATTATCACCATACTTACATGTATTACGAGTCCACATAGGTAAGTTGGTATTAACATCAAGGGCATTGTTAAATAAATCTGATAATATAGATTTAATTCTTTGCGAATCAGAATAAACCTGAACCATTAACCCATCTTGATTTACTGTTGTTGATTCTTCACCGTATATGTCAAGAGCTGCCGATATCTCGGGGGTATACTCCATAGATTCGAAATCATAAAATGACGCCAACCTTGTTGGTTCATAATATGTTGCTTGGGTATATAAATTGTTTTCAATTTTTGTCCATTGATTGGCAAGATAATAAGTTTGCTGAGCTTGCAACTTCTCTTTTTCAAATTGATCTTTAGAAGTTGTTTTTAATAATTCCTTTTTATCGTATTGGTATGTTGGATAATCTTGACCCAATAAAGAATAGGGACCAAATGTTTGGGTTAATCTTTGCCAAACTGTAAGATTTTTATTATTTTCCATAATATAATATTAACTACAACAATAAATAGATAAACATCTATTTTGTAGCTAAAAAATAAATATCACCTCATACCACCAAAAAGCCAACCATATTTGACGTAATCTTCTCTTGATGGTCCTGAATTAAAATTTGGATCTTGATATCGTGATGGTATGTTTGGTGATTGTGGATTAAATGCGATTGTTTTTGATGGTGTATCATCCACTTGAACTGTCCAAGAATTAATCATAGCTTTGGTCTGTTCTGTAACTTTGGTTAATTGACTAAATGATGATTCAGCAACATACATCGCCATAGCAATTGACATAATTAAGTCGTCATGACCCCCCTTTTGATGGTCAGGTCTTCCATTTACATAAACAAAATTATTCATCTCACCCCACAATCTTGTACTTTTAACTACAAAATCATGTCTAATGGATTCTTCAAAGGACGCAATAATTTGAACTCTTTTTGAATTAAAATTAATACCTGGTATTTTTTCCGCTTGTTTTGGATCGTATTTCCATTTGTTTTGATAATCAACACCATCAACGTATAAATTTTTATAACCCAATTCTTGCATTTTTCTTGATGTAGATACACCCATTCCTCCAGTAATATCAATTACAACAAACGCAGAATACATATTTGCCCATTTAAAACAAATTTCAGCCATAACATCTGGAGGTATTTTTCCAACATACTCCGCAACTTGTTCCCTTGCGTCAAAATCTATTATTTCAAATGTAGAATAATCTTCACTATCCCCTCTACTAACATCAACACCCATCACGTATTTATGTCCCATAACAGGTTCTTTCCATATCCATAAAGAGTTGGACATCATTCTATTTTCAGGTTCAGCAATAAAATTTTCTTTTATTTTTTGAAGTATTTTTGAATCAAATACGTTGTCACC